TATAGTCATCAATCCGTACGCCAAACTTGCTTTGTATTTCTGCTAGTCGCTGCATCTTAAAAATGCGGCGCATATCGGAAACAATAGGGTTCTCATACTCTAAAGGGTCGGGGCGTTTAGGATCTGCTTCATCAAGATAGGATCCGCGGGTTCTAGACTCAAACGCAGGATCGTCAAACATTTTTTCAATCTCTGCATCTGTCTTGCCTTCTTGCTTTAGCCTTTCAACAAACCCTCTGTTGCGAGTATGCAAATAAGTAATTCCGCCAAAATCAGCGCCAAATACTTTTTTGTTTAACTCTGCGTTTTTCTTTGCACTGTAAGTTAAGTACTGCTTAAGAGATGCCATGTGTTCTGAGTTAAGCTCTTCTCCAAGCTCTTTCTCTAAACGAATTATCGAATCGTCAAAGCTTTTTCCTAATTTACCAGCTGCAAAATCAAGCATTGCACCCTTAGCTCTAGTGCTTTCGTTAATGATTTTAATGACAGGCACAAGACGCTGCGATAACTCATCCAAATCTTTGCCAATAATTCGGAGGGCGGTTTCATCTGCTCGCTGATACCTGCCGCCTACATCCGCGCTAACCCTTCTAATTAATCTATCAGAAACTCCAGTTAGCTTATCGTCATAAAAGTTCTTAAGAGCGCCAGTAAGTCCTGTCCACAATTCGCCAGCAGTCTGAGCTTCAGATAGCGGCTTCCGAGTGTACTGAGGATTGTCTACCTCTGTGTACACAGCAGCATCTTCTGCTTTTTCTATAGCTCTTAGCGCCCCTTGGTCATCAATGGCCTCGGCAGCATCAGCCATTTCGTCAGCCTGCGTCTTTAATCCGCCAGCGGACGATGGCTTGATTGCTACATCAATCAGTTTTCCTAGCGCCAATCCAGACAAGCCGCCAATTACGCCGCTTGTAACGCGCTCCTCAAAAGTATCGCCACTAGCAGCACCATAAAAAGAACCCTCAATAGCGCCAGCTTTAGCTATGCTCACGCCCTTTTGGGCAAGCTTAGCTCCTAAGCCAATGCCAGTGGGCAATGATCCAAAAAACTCAGCCGCTGTAGACAAGCCAGCTAACTCAGGGTTTTGCTCTTTAAACATCTCCCTGGCTATTTCGTATCTGTCTTTGGCTTCGTTATAAGAGGCATCAGTAGTCGCAGCTTCAAGCGCAGCTTTCAACTCGCCAAGCAAACCAAAGGTAATGCCTTCACCAAACTCAGTAGCAATACCTTTAATTTTTTCGGCTCGTTTAACGGACAAAACAGACAGGGCTTTTTTGCCTTCATCTGAAAACTCTACAGATGAAAAATCAACATCCTGTTTGGGTTGCTTGGTACTGTCTAAAAGACTTAAAGCGGCATCAGAAAATTCAACATCTGAAAAATCAACCATTACTTAGAACCCAGTCCGCTGCGAATAGAACCTTCTACATAGTTTTCAAAAGTAGGCACAATACTTCTTCGGCGCTCTACCTCTCGCCTAGCAGCCCTTATATCCTCTTCCTTTACACCAGAAAGATCAACTGCTCCGTTTTCATCTCTAACAGCCAAGCCTTTACCAACAAGCAAGTCTGCAGTTAAAACATCAACCAATGCAGCTTCGTCTGCAAGATTGGATTTCGTCTGAGTAGCTTCTTTCCATAGCTGTGGAAATTTACGCTTAACAAATGCAATAGTTTCGGCTTGTATTTGCGGCAAGCTAAGCTCTTCTCCTGACGGCCTTTTCAAGCTGTCTGCAAACTCTTGTATCTCTACAGAATCAAGCTCTTCAATCTTGTTATAAATATCGTCAAACAGATTCCAAGGCACATCCATTTCTGCTGCTATAGTCTCTAAAGTTGCTTGAACATTGGCAAGAATTGCTGCGTTGGCTACACGCGCATTTTCTGCGCTAGCTATCCTAATTTTGTCGACTGTTTCTTTTTCCTCAATCTTTGCAAGAATTCCTTTATCTCGCACAATCTTGTCAGGGCCTCCGGGCACAAAGTTATAGTCTTCCAGTTTTTTGCGCTCTGCCGGTGTTAATGGTTCTTTGCTCTTGCGCGTCTTATCTGCTTTCTCTCTAGCCTCCATCAAGGCGTATTGGTCTTTTTCATACTGATCAACAATATCGCCAAATTCCTGCTTTCTTAATCGCGCAGATAATTCTTTGTATTGACTAGAGTCAAACTTTACGGCAGATAAAGCTCGCCTTGCGATAGTTTCTTGCTGGGCAAATAACTCATTTTCTTGTTTTAGAGCTTCATATCTTTTCTGATACCGAATTTCGGCAGCTTGAGCAACGGCTTCGCTGTTTTGCTGCATTACGTTAAGTCGAGATTTTAACGCTTGCAAAGCTTGCTCTTGGCCTGCAGTAAACACTCCAGATAAATCGCCTGAATCTCCAGAAACTTTTAAAGATTCTCTTTCTTTTTCCATTTCCTTAATAGCGTCTTCTGTTTTAATAATAGACTGCGCTGTATTTGAAACAGATTTGCTTTGAGCGGCAGGACGAACAGCATTAATTCCAGCGATAGAATCTAAAAGCATTGTTTGAGTTTCTTTATCGCTTGTTCTGCTATAAATATCCATCAAAGACTGCCGATGAACATTTAAAGCGTTCATATCGCCTTGCTCAGCAGCTGATTGCGCTTGGTTAATTGTTTGCAGCATCAGAGCTTGATCTTGCTTTGTTTGAGCTTCAAGCGCCTGACGTTGCCTTTCAGCCATCATAAGATTCGGAGTCATTCCTAGTCCGCGACCAGCCTCAAACAACCCTTCATAAGCATTTGGAGCGTTAGCTAATGATTGAAGTAACGCATTAAATCTAGCCATTGTTTATTCTCCGCTACTTAAAAAAGTCTGCCCAAAAGACTGCTCAAAAGACTACCAACTCCACCACCCTGTTGTGCAACGGGAGTAAACAATCCACCCAAAATGCTAGAGCCGAGTCCACCCAATAGGTTAGCTTTAGCTTGTTCAGCCAGCAACTGAGCTTCAATACCAGACAGCATTGTTTCACCAAACTGACCAGCACCGTACAGCTGTGCTTGTTGTGCCAACTGCGGATACAACTGAGAAGCCTGTTGTACATTAAGAAGCTGCGATTGAGGCATATAGCTCTGCCCTAAGAACTGACCACCAAGTGCTGCTTGCTGTGCTTGCTCAGCCCGAGCTTGTTGCATGGCGCCAAACATTGCTTCGTTTTTAGCTTGCTCTTGCGCTTTAAACAACGCCATTTGCTCTGGAGTGCCTCCAAACTGTGCTGTTTGCACACCGAGTCGCCCTTGTGCAGCCAGCCGCTCTTCCATTTGTTGTCTCTGCTGCTCTTCTTGAGGAGACATTACACTACGCATTCGCTGATAAATATCTGCTTCTCGCTGCCCAGTGTCTTGAGCAGCTTGACTAAGGAAATTGCTAGCCTGTCCAAACATCATTTGTTGGAAAGCCTTCTCTTCAGGAGACAAAGCCATAGTAACGCCAGTTCCGTCTTCCCCTTGACCCACTCCAAATGTACTTCCTGTAGCAGACGTAAGCGTAAACGGCTGAAACTTTGTCATTCCCATCAGTTTTTCAGCAAGTTCTTGCGCTTGTTTATTTGCCGATGAGCCAATATCACTAAGGTCGCTTAAGCCAAGGCCAGTTAAAAGGCCGCCTCCACCTAATAAACCAAGAATCGACAGCCAGTCACCCATACCGCCCGTGCTTGTGCCGCCTGTAGGTGTGCCGCCAGTTCCCATTTCTTCTTTTACTGCGCCAATACTCGAAAGAAGACCCATCAGAAAGTCCCTCCACTCAAAATATTTACTGCTTTTGTCATATCGTTTTACCTATAAGAGCTAATACATTAATTTCTTGCAGAGACAGAGGAGATCCAAAAATGTCAGCCTCCAATCCGATAGTAATAACAGACCCGCTTCCGGTAGTATTTACCGCCTTTCGTTCAATGTTAATGCCAGTAGAAAATTTAGTCTCAGGCAAGCCGTCTGTTCTTGTTCCAAATTGAGAATTGCTGTCGTTGTAGTAGTAAGTGTCTTGACCTCCAATCTGAAACGATTGCGTTGAATACGCAGTTTCAAAGTCGTAAGCCCATTTAACAAAGGCAACTCCTTGAGTAGCGCCAACAACAGTAGGACGCAGCTTTTTAAGAATCTTTGTTTTAGACGGATCGCCAAAAGTTAACGCAGGGCTGTAGTACCTAAATCTATAAGACCCATTTACAATATCTGTGCCATCCCAATATTTATCATAGTAACCAGAATATTCGCCAACCCCGTCTATATTCCCAATTAATAACGTACCGTCAGATTTTCTTTCGTATGCAGTAAAAGAAGAAGAAGGCCACCTAGTTACCCTGTACCCTCCATTCTCCAGCCTTCCCTTTAAGTCAAAGCAATACGTAGTTTTTGAGCTTGGGAAAGTTATTAGGTAAAACGAGTTTTCCGGGCTATACACAGACGCTGTAGGCGCAGTTCTGCCAGAAACCTCCAGGATTAACTCAGTTTTAATTGTTGCGCTAAGGTCAGTAAGAGGCAGAGACTTTTCTTGTATTGTCCTGCCAAAGCTTTTTAACCCTGTTTCAGACATAAACAAAATATCTGTGCCTATGTGCTGTACCGAGTTTCTGCAAATACAGCCAACACCAGCTACAGTATCAACCAATCCCATTGTTGCTGGACTGCTAGCATTGCCGTACACAAGAATGCTGTGCTTACCAAAAATAATTAAGCTGTTGTTATGGGCCGCTAATGCTCTTATTTCATCAAAGCCGTCAGGCCATGCTTTTGCTACGTTAATAGATCCGCTGGACCCGCCAGTAAAGCTAGTCCCTATAAGCAGATCAGACCAGTAAATTGTTTGGCTTCCTTCTGTACTGTCTACAACCCACAGCCTACCAAAAGCAGCAAGAGCTTCGTGACAATACAAATACGAGGGCGTTGCTGATCCAGTGTAGCTATAAAAAGTTTCTAACCCACCGGATGTGGTATACACCAAAGGTTGATACCCACGCTGAAAAAAGTAACAAGCCTCGTTAAAGTTTACAATTTTCCAGTTATTATCCGTGATTGTATAAGCCGACTCTGTTGCATCTACGGTAACAGTTTGAGCTGCCAAAGTTGTTGTGCCAGTAAATATCTTATTGTTACCTGCACTAAAAACAACATCGCTTCCAGCATCATTGTAAAAGTGATGAATCTTATGAATGTAATCAGTGCCTAACCCTGCTGCTGCTTTGTTTTCAGTTTTAAGGTCAATACCTTTCCGAGCAGCAATACGGCCTCTTTTATCAATGACAGCATTATCCGCAACATCCGCATAAGAAAAATCTTGCGTTATTGGAGAATCTTCTGTGTTAACTCCCTTAAATGCAGGAGCAACTAGATTAATGCTTTGTAGTGGCTGTGCCATACACTAGGCTCCTACGGAGTGTACCAAATAGTTTCTTCAGGGTGCTTCTGTGCGTCCAGAGCAATAGCATCAGACAAGTACTTATCAGCAATACCAAAGTACTCAGGGGCTGATGTTCCGCCTGTCTCGCCACGCTCACGCGCCAGCAAAGCAATTGCCATGTGAATTACAGGCTGGCTCGGAATAAACAGGACATCTGTGTCGTTGCTTAATTCAGCGTTTCTTAAAATGCAGTTAAACCTTAAGTCGTAAACACCATCTGGCTTAGGGTAAACATCAACCTGAGTATCGCCGCTAGAATTAACGCCGTTGTATGTATAGTACTCAGGAGAGCCAGATACCGGATTTTGATTTAAATACTTATCGTTAAACCAATGCGAAGTTTGATACTCCATAAAAGTATTTGAAGTGTCGTTAACTACATCCAGTACTTTAATCTTATTTTGTGACCCTGTAAGGACATAATTAAAAATACCAGACGTAGTAGTTACTGTCAGAGTAGTTCTAAGTGCAGACCAATCCCAGGCATCTTCTACTATCTTTTTGGC